TGTCAGATCGTGGGTGTGTGGAATTACTGGTCTGGTCATCTGGCATCACCTCCTTTCCGGTGTCGATCAGGGCGCGTAGCTTGGCTTGTGCCGCATCTATCGCCCCCATCACGGCTTCCTCAACAGTGTCAGCGGCGCAGTGACCAAGCACATTTGATCCGGCACGCTCCGGCAGTTCAAAGCGGACGGTGGCTGTCGGTACGGCAGGCTCTGTCAGGATATGATGCACGACAAGCACGACATCGGAACTGTATTTCGACCAAGGCGCTAAGGTGTCCCAATGTTCAGCGCCATGTGCAGCGGCGTCGGGCTGCACGGCGGGTTCCAGCGCGGACAGGATGCGGGCCTCATAGTCGGCTTGGGCTGCGGCTTTGGCGACTTCTGGAGCATTATGGCGGGTGATTTTTCCGCCATAGCGCGTGCAAAAATCATCAACCCGTAGGGTCCATTGAAGCAGCCAATAGCCTAGAGAACTGTCCTCGTCTGGGGAGATATGATATGCGCCGCCGAAAGAAGGTGCGGTTTCGTGGGCGTGACATAGGCGGTCGGCTGGCGTCGGATACGTCCACACCAGCGGCTTCACCCTGGGCTGCACGGCGGGAAGGGCGCGGGCGCATTGGTACTTGACGGTACACATGGGGACAGCACCGGCAGCGCAGCGCGGCCATAGGCAAATTCTAAACGGACCATCGCTCATTTGGTTTTCTCTTCGGTGTTGAGGGCGCGGCGGTACATCCTTTCGCACTCGCAGCTATCATTTCCCGGGGCGGCGCACGGCATCAGGTGGCAATTCTGCCGGATGTGAATTTGTTCTTTAAGCGCCTCCCGCAGCCGCGCGTTTTCTGCCGTCAGGGCGTCAACCTGAGCCACAAGTTCATGAAGGCGGTGGTCGATCTGTGCCCGTGCGTCTGCATCTTCCGCAATCTGCGCTGTCAGGGCTTCGATGCGGTCGGCGGCAAGCCTCCCGTCTGTTATGGTAGGCCGCATTGCGGCTACGGGGTTGCGCAGCCGCTTCACCAGATCATCACTCATTCGCCTTCCCTCCGTTTCGCGGTCCAGGGCGATACATACTCGCCCGCCAACATATCCCTCGTCACAGCAAGATAGTCGGTGTCCAGTCCATACGTCGCTTCCCATGCGGCCTTGTTCGCGTGGATACCCGTGGCCCCTTGGTGATGTTCGTAGCACAGCGGAATGGTGTCATAGTCGCTGGCCTTGGCTTGGGAATAGCGCCCGCTGATACAATGATGCGCGCTTGTCGGGGTGGCCCCGCAACACACGCAAGGAAGCTGCTTTACCCGGCCCATGTGCTTCAATCCAGCAGCCGTGCCGTTATTGATCTTCGGCGGCTTGAAGTTCGGACCTATCCAGCGATTGAAGGTCATGCCTTTCCCTCATACCGGGCAAGAATTTCACGGGCCAGCGTCATTGGGTCATTGTGGCCTTCGGCAATCGCGCGGATCGCCGCTTTCGATTCTGAGGTAAACGCGGACTCTCGAGCCTTTTGATCCCATTCCCGCTTCCAAGCTGCCTCCTCTGCCACACGCTTTGCAGCAAGGGCAACGGGGTCATGCTGTTTGCAGAAAGCGCCGTCGGGGCCGTGTCCATTTTTGCGGCTGCATTGCTTTGACCCATGCCATACACTGCCCAAATAGACGCTATCCGCGCAGCGGGCAAAATCGGGCCGCTTACAGTAGCTACCATGACCGTATTCCGGGCGGAAGTGCGCCTTGAACTCGTCACTGTATTCAGTCATGCTGCACTCCCATAACCACGCTCTGCCGCGCGATGGTTGGCATTGAGCGACCGCCAGTATTCAATCCGGGCAGACGCAGCTTCCCGCAGGGCGCGCAATTCCTGATACCGCTGCTCCGCCGCAACCAATTCGTTAATGGCATTGATATATGCCGGGGAAGCCAAGGCTTCGGTTTCCTGCGCGGCAGATGATCTTTCACCGCTCTGGCGCATTGCCATTGCCTTGACGACCTTGAGCATGTGTTCCTTCTTTGTCAGTTCGGCCCGCGCCTCTGCAATGTCGGACGCGCTTTCCACAAGGTAATCCGTGGCCTTGGCTGCGCGGTTGCGTTCGGTGTCCTGCATGACGTTCCTTTCGTTTCAGGCGCGGATGGTGATTACTCGGCGCATGGCGGTTCCGGCAGTGGCACCCAAAAAGTCGGAAAGCTGTCGCTTTCTTCGGTTTCAAATGGGCTTTCCCATCGGCCATCATTCCACCACGTTCGGACTTCATGGGATTGATCGCACCAAGCCCATAAACCGATAAATGGGCTTCCGTCCTTCGGCGCTGTTTCAATCGGTTGCCATTTCATCATTCGTTCCTTTCGTGAGTTGCCCCCGGCACCGCAGGAATGGGCATCCATCCAACGCCATCAATAGGGTGGCCTTGGCCGCGCCAGCAATTTATGCCTTGATACCAGTGCCAAATCCCCCGGCTATATCCCTCCGGCCAATTCACGACAATCGGCGGCAAATCATTCCGGTACATCAGGAAGAACGTCCCGTCCCTCGGGGCCGTGTCTATCGGTCGCAGCATCATTTGTTCCTATCGTTTCAGTTGCCCCCGGCGTAACGCGGTGCAACGCCGGGGGTCTTTCCGCGCTACGGGGAGGAGACGTGCGCGGTATGGCGAATTACAGCGCCTTGTTTGCGCCTTCCGTTTCGGGAAAGTTGGCGTGAAGGCGATGGTGGCATTTCGGGCAAAGCCAGATCACGTCGAGCGGCTTGGAGTAGTCCCTGTGGTGCGCGTGAACCTCTTGCCCTTCGCAGAACAAGCACGCTTCTTTGTGCAGCCGCCCGTCGCGGATCGCGTTGGAAACGGCGGTATGCGCCTTGTAGCCAGCTTCATTGCGCGACCGCCATTGTAGGGTGATTTCCCGAGACTGTGCTTTGCGGTCTGGCGTCTTGGCGCGCAGGCGGTCATACTCTCGCACTTTCGGGTCAGTACGCGCGCGGTGCCGAACCCGCGCCTTGGTGCATTCCTTGCATTCCCCGACCAGCCCATCCTTGCGGACTTGCTTTTCATAAAAATCGGCTGGGAATTTGATGACGCCGCAGGCGCGACAGGTGATGATGGGTTGCGCTTCCGCCCATTTGGCGGATACTTGATCATTAGCCATGAAAGCCCTCTGACGGCTGTTGTGGTTAGGCTTGCGGGGAGTGCTGGTAACACCCCCGCTTGCCGCCCGATTGTAAGCGAAATCAAGCATTTACGCAACCTCTGACGGCCTAAAAAGGTATGGTATCGTCGTCCAGATCGGGCCGTCCGCCCGCGCCATATCCAGCCGGTGCCTGACGGGCCGTATCGCGGCGTGATACATTGTCGTCTTGGCCGTCCCTCGGTTTCGGGTCAAACATGCTGACAAGGATTTTGTCGCTTCCCGGCTTGAAGGCAACGCCAGCGGGATTGAATGACCGATCCAGCATCAGGAACGTGTTTCGTTCCCCCCGGTCATTGGTGCTTTCCATCATGACGCCGATATTCTTGTATCGGTTCTTTTGCTGGCCGGTGGCGCGGTCCTCATAAGTTGATACTGCCACGGCTAGTTCTTTCAGGACTTTGGTAGTCATGCCGTTTCCTTTTCTTTATCGCCAAACTCAGCGCTCGTATCCACTTCCTGCATCTGATCGAGCCAGACATACCCGCGAGTTGCAGCGTCAAATTCAAGCTGCAATTCCTCGGCCCGCGCGACAACCATCCGGCCCACGTCCCGGCCCGCCTGCTTCGCGCGGCCAAGGATCAGGTTCAATTCTTCCGGCGTTCTGATATTCGGCAGGGTTTGCGCAAACCAATCTACCTCGACCTTATGCGCAAGCTGCGCATCGGAAAGCGCGTTCAGTTTTTCCTTCACGGTCGCAATCACATCGGCCATGCAGGTTTTGAACGCCGCCGATTTGACGTCCGGGATCGGCATGGAAAGCAAGCCCGCCGGGTCTTTCCCGAATGATGTTTCAGTCGGGGAAAAGACAAGGTGACGCTCTTTGTTGAAGATCGAAATGCGCGCAATCACGTCGCTGTCGGTCAGGATCAAGTCTTTCGATCCCCCTGGCACCTTGAGGCGTTCCTTGATTGCGTCGCTGTCCTTTTGTTCGTCCATGTGGGCAATCAGGATTACGTCCTTTCCGAAACTCCGAATGAGCCGCAGGAAAGCAGAGAAGCGGACGCCAAGTTTTCCCCAGCCCTGTTGATTGAGCGCCCCGCCGTATGCCAATCGGCTATCGCCCTTGATGACATCCTGCGCAAGCACGTCTAGGGCTTTGCCCACGGTGTCTATAATGATGGTATCGTAATCCTTTACGTCATCCGCTTTGATACCGGCGACCTCGGCCCATTCGGTCACGCGGACCACATCGGAGCGGTTCGGTGCGCGGTGTGCGCCGTTGTCAAAGTCGAGCAACAGCGGGCGGCTTGCAGAGAATGCAAGACTGGTTTTACCCAATCCGGGCTGGCTGTAGATGGTTAGGCAAAGTGTCGTGACCTCGATCTGATCGGTGGATTTGGTGACGTGTATCATCTGATGCCCTTTCGCTCGATGATGGTTGCGGGTGTCATTCGTCTGTTTCCTCTATCAGTGTCAGCAGTTCGGCAATCGCATCGGACTCGGTATCGCCAATGCCGAACGGGCCGCTGTCCGCGTCGGCACGCCGCGCCAGCCAGATTGAGCCAATCGACGTGTCCACAATCTCAGTTGCGATGTTCATTCCGCAGCCTCCGCATAGGACCGCGCCGCGCCTTCGTATTCTTCGAGCAGGGACAGGCGCAAATCTTCGGTATCCAGCAGTTGCTCCAGCAGCGGGTTTTCCTGCCACTCAAATTCAGGCTTGCCCTTCACCGTGGGGTGCCGGAACCACATGTAAGACACCGACACGCCGCCGCTTTCGCCGTCCCAATAATAGTCGTATTGGATTTTGGCCTCAAACCAAGCGCCGCCGTGGGGGCCTTCCAGGTTATAAAATGTCTCGGCTATCATGATTGCGTCACCGCGAGAAACAGCCACAGCAGCGCGAAGAACCCGGCAACGAGCAGCGCATCGGACAGATACACCCGGCGCGGCTTTTCAATGGCGACATACTCCCGAACAAACGCGCGGCGGGCCGCTATGTCCTGTTCCCACATCACAAGGCGGGCAAGTTCAACGTCGGTCATTGAGCCAAGCAGTTGCAGCGTTTGGCACGCGGCCCGCAGTTCTTCGGGGCTTACCGTCTCACGGCGCAGCACGGCGCGGGCATCGGCCAGCCCGGTTTCATTGCGGGGGAATGTGATTACGGCCCCCATGTCAGCGGCCCGCCGTGTCGGTCAGGTCTGCCAGATAGCGGACGGCAACCGGTGTTTTCAGCGATATGCGCGGCGCAACGGCGCGGCGGTACGCGACCAGATCGGCAACGCGCAGAACGCCCGCAATCTGGTGTACGATGAAGTCAGGGTGTTGCATTGTTTCCTCCGAAACGGGCGGCTCATGTGTCGCGCCCTGTGAGGAAGACTTTAGCGATTAGCTAAACAGTATGCAACGGATAATTTAGCTTGGAGCAAAAAATTTCCACGCGACGGCGGCACCCGGTAAAGCTATGCGCTGCAATGGAAAATCCACCGGCACGGTCCCGCGCCCGCAACCTTACGGCTTGTTTTGTGACGGCGCTGCAATTTGCGGGCTTGTCGCAGCGCCGGGTTCGTGATTTGTTCTAAATGTTCCGAAGTGGGGTGGGGCATGGTGCAGCAAGACAGCACAATCGAAACGACCGAAGCGCTTTTTGAGGCGCTTACAGGCGAGCATCGCGTTGCGGTGATCAGCTTTGCTTTGTTTCTTCTTGAGACTTCAGAAGCGCTTCCGCAAAGGCGGCAACACGTGCCTTATCGCGGGCGTCCAGGCGCGCGACAAGTTCACTGATCTGTATGGAGTCTCTGCCGTCTGAGATCAGATCACTTGGTGTGACCCCAAGCGCGCGGGCGATACGTTCCAAAAGGTGATTGTTCAGGTTTTTCAGGCCGCGCTCAACCTCGGAGATGTGCGGGGTCGATACCGACACCTCGTCAGCAAGCTGGGCCAGCGTCATCCTTCTGGCCTTGCGGATTTCCCGTATGCGAATGTTTAGCGCCATGGGGGCATTTTGGCGGCGCGGCGGCGCGACGTCTATTTGCGAATAGCAAAACATGTTCTTGCCTTTCGTTTAGCCATTGGCTAAAATCACCCCATGCAGACACTCAACCAGTACCTCAAACACCGCCGCAAGTCTGATTTTGCTAAGAAAATCGGAATCCGGGCAGACGTCCTTAGCCAGTACCTTTCGGGGTATCGCCGTCCCGGCTTCGATCTGATGGTTCGGATCGAGGCGGAGACAGGCGGTGAAGTCCCTGTCGGGTCATGGGCCGTCGCAACCTCACATGGGGACACCTTAGCTGATCGTCAAGATCAGGCCCCCTTGGCGCAAGGGGCAGCGGAATGACCGAGCAACGATGCACGCTTTGCGGATGCACCGCTGTCCGCCGCTTCACTTGGGTGAACAACTCAGGTTCCGACATCGGTGGCGGGATGCAGGGTGGCCCGATGTGCGAAGCCTGTATGCAATCCGTGTGGAAGACACTGGAACGCTACCCCTCTGCGCGGGAAACCGTGACGATCTGGCCGCTTGGTGGGGTGGCAGCATGACCGACGTTGTTCCCTTCGCCGTCTTGTCTTCGGACGGCCAGTCATTCCGCCTTAGCGCGGGGGCATGGTCCGGCACGTATCGCATTGAGCATCTTGATAAGGAACTCGCCTTCTATCGCCGGATGCGGGACCGGAACGGCGGCAAGCAAGCCCGGTTTTATGAAGCGACCGTTCGCGCGCTGGAACAAATGCAGGTGCGCGCATGATCCGCCGCTTCCTGTCCATATTCCGCCGCCCGCATGTGGAAACCATCATTGCCCGCCGTGCTGTGCGGGTCTGCAACCGCGATGCCGAAGCCGTGGCACGATATGAGGCCGTGCATCGGGCGCTGGCACGGGGGCAGAAGTGAGAGCCGCCAAAGCTGACATCAACCAACCGGAAATCGTCTCGGCCCTTCGCAAGGTGGGCTGCTGCGTCATGCACATGCATACCCTGGGCAAAGGCGTGCCGGACATACTCGTTGCCCGCCGTGGCAGGCTTTGGCTTGTCGAAGTGAAGGGGCCGAAGGGCAAGCTGACGCCGGATCAAGAGGTGTTTCACGCGGCATGGCCGGTGCATGTCGTCCGGTCGGTCGATGATGCAATCAAGCTGGTAGGTGCGGCATGATCCGCAAGGAAGTCATCATCGGCGATTGCAGGCTGATCCTGGGCGATTGCCTTGAGGTCATGCCGATGCTTGGCCGGGTGGATGCGGTGGTGACGGACCCGCCTTATGGGATTGGCCGCGATGGGCAAGTGAAAACCACGGGCGGAAACGGCGGGCGCAAGGCTTACGAATTCAAGGGGTGGGACGGCAACAGGCCCGCGCCCGAAGTGTTTAGCCAAATTCTCAACATCAGCGCGGATCAGGTCATATGGGGCGGCAATTTTTTTGCCGATCTTCTGCCGCCGTCTATGCGCTGGCTCGTTTGGGACAAGGGGCAGCGCATCAATCAATCGGACGGCGAACTTGCTTGGACTTCGCAGCAAAAGGCCCTGCGCATCACTGAGAAAAACCGCGTTGCTCTGATGATCGACGGGGCAGAACACCCGACCCAAAAGCCCGTCGCCCTGATGGAATGGTGCCTTGGCTTTCTGCCTGACGCCAAGACCATCCTCGATCCCTTCATGGGCAGCGGCACCACCCTTGTTGCCTGCGCCAAGCTGGGCCGCAAGGGCATCGGCATTGAACTGGACCCGGACTATTTCGAGATAGCGTGCAAGCGCGTCCGCGATGCCTACGCACAGCCTGACCTGTTTATCGCGCCCCCGGAAAAGCCGGTGCAGGAGGTTTTTTTTTGATAATGACCCCCGCTGATATTGTCGCAGCCGAGGCAATCCGCTTTCCCGACGCCGGTATCCGTAAAATCGTCCGCGCCGTAGCAGCCACAAGTGGCGTGGACATCGACCGCATTTTAAGCGCAAGCCGTGTGGCGTCCGTTGTTATGGCCCGCGATCTGGTTTGCTACATGGCGCACAGGGAAGGCTATTCAATGGAGCGCATTGGCCGCTGCATTGGCGGGCGGGACCATACGACCATCGGCACCGCGATTGCGCGCGAAAAGGCGAGGCGCGGCGAGTGAGCGATTTGCATTTCCATTCCGGGCGCGTCGATGAAGCCCGCGATTTGGTGGAACGGTTCCACTACAGCGGGCGCGTCCCGTCGAACGTGCAATTCGTGGGAAGCCTGCATGAAGCGGGCGGATTGTTCGGGGATTACGGGCCTGCCGTCGCGGCCTGTTTCTTTTCAATCCCACCGACTCGCTGGTCCGAAGATGTTCTTGAACTGTCGCGTTTAGTGCGGGCGTCCTATTCTGTTCCGTTGTCTGCCTTAATTTCCAAGTCATGCAAGGAACTGCGGAGGCAGGGCCACGATCTGCTGGTTTCATTTGGTGACCGCACGCAGGGCCACCACGGCGGCGTGTATCAGGCAGCGTCGTGGACATATACGGGGGCGCGTGAACGGCGAATGGACGGCCTTCTAGTGGACGGGACATTTATTGGAGGTAGGGCTTGCAATCATAAATTTGGCACTCAATCGCCGTCAAAGGTGACTGCGCTTCTTGGCCGCGAAGTGGCACCCCACTTTGACGAAGGAAAGCATTTGTATTGGAAAGCACTTGGCGCGCATGGGCTAAAGAAAGCTGCGCGCCTTGGATTAAAGTCGGTTCCTTATCCGAAGCCTAAAATGATGGAAGCAGCCGAATGAGCGGTTTCTATAAAATGGACCCCGCCGCGTGGGATTTTGGCACTGCCGATCTGAGCCTAGAGGAAGAGGCCGCATATCTGCGAATCGTCAATGCTATTCACAAGCATGATGGCCCGGTGCCGAACAATGACCGCGTGATGGCGGGCCTGTTCCGGTCATCTACACGCAAGGCGCGGGCGCTTCTGGACGCGCTGGTTTCAGCCGGGAAAGTGGTGATCGAGGACGGCAAAATCTGGAACGAACGTGCGCGTTCAGACTTGGTTCAGCGTCAACTCACGTCAGGTTCAGCCGCAGTTCGAGGGTCGAAAGGTGGACGAAAGCGCGCTGAAATGGCCGCTAAGTCATTGGAAGATAACGATGCGCCGCAAGCTAATGCTTCAAGCAGAATAGAAGAGAATAGAATAGAAAAGAGAGAAGCTAAAGCTTCTCCACAAAAAGGCCGGGGCAGCAGAATTGCAGACGATTGGGTTTTGCCGATGGTCTGGGGGCAATGGGCTGTCTCTGAGGGCTTGCCCCCTGAAATCGTCCGGGCCGAGGCGGACAAGTTCAAGGATTACTGGACGGCCAAATCCGGGCGGGATGCCACGAAAGCGGATTGGCAGGCGACTTGGCGGAATTGGGTTCGCATGGCTCTGGAGCGGCAACCTAAATCATTTGGAGGTCACAATGGGAACGGAAGTCACAAATCTGCCGCCGACAATCCAACTTTACGGGCAATCGCTAGAGCCGCAAGCGCGTTTGAAACATCGCCTGTGGATTGGCCTGCGAGTCGAAGCCTTGCTTGACGGCTATTGGCAAAACCGCCCGGACGAATCCGTGAAAGCGGAAATCGTCGGTGATTGGATTGACGGGCTGGAAGCGTTCACGCCAAAGGAAATCCGCGATGCTTGCCGGGCTTGGCTGCGCGACCATCCCCGGCAAAAGCCGAATGTCGGTGATGTGAGCCGTTTAGTCCAATACGAACGGGCGACGGCGCTTGCCGCGTATCGCGCCAGCTTGCCGCCGCCGAAGGAACGGGAACTCGCGCCCGTCGAAGAACGCCGCGCGTCTGCCGAACGTATTCTAAGCGAAATCTGGAGGGCATGATGACATTCCAAACCCGCACCATCGCCAAGCGCCCTGGCACCTACATGGAAGCTGGAGAGACCAGCGTACAGGTGAACCGCATTACTCTGCGCGCCGAGCCGTGGGATAAACCGGAACTCAAACAGGAACACCAGCGGCCCGCCCCCGGTAGGTTTGAACCTATATCGGTGCGGACCCCGACAATTGCAAAGGTTCGGTCTGAGCAGCCCGATAGGTTTGCGCAATGGGATCAGGATGTGCTGGCCGATGAATGGAAAGCCCTGTGCAGGCGGGAAGGCCACATGCGCGGGCTTCCCCTCTCCACCGACTTGCAGCGGCAACGGGGAAGCGCGGGCGGGCTTGTATCGCAGCAGCATGACGGCCTGCCGGATTACATGGCCCGCGCCTTGCGGCATTTTTCGCGCGGCGACGATACGACAAACGGAATGGCGGCGGCGATCAAGATGTCGGATTCACGGGGCAAGGAAGCGGTGCGAAAGCTGCGAAGCTACGGGTTTATCCAAAGCACGGCGCACAGTGGGGGCCGATCCTTCCATGCAATCACGCAGCTTGGCTTGGAGGCGATTTGCAAATGAGCCATTACGTCCTGCCCGAAGGCAACGTACAAGTGTCGTTCAGCGGCGGGCGGACATCGGCGTACATGCTGCACCACATTCTGGAAGCTAACGGCGGGCTTCCAGATCGGGCAAATGTCGTCTTTGCCAATACGGGCCGCGAAATGCCCGAAACGCTAGACTTTGTGCAGGAGTGCAGCGACCGCTGGTCGGTGCCGATTGTATGGGTGGAGTTTGAACGGTCGGGCGAAGCTGGCGCGCGTTTCCGGCAGGTGTCGCATAACAGCGCCGCCCGCAATGGCGAGCCGTTTGTTGACCTGATCCGGCAGAAAAAGTTTCTGCCGAACCAAGCCGCCCGCTTTTGCACGGGCGATCTGAAAGTCAAGCCGACCCGCGATTATCTGCGGTCAATCGGCTGGGACCACTGGCTATCCGCATTGGGTATCCGAGCCGACGAGGCGCAGCGCGTCAATCGTGAACCCCAAGCTGAAAGATGGCAGCGCTGGTATCCGCTGGCCGATGCGGGCGTTTCAAAGCGCGACGTTATGGCGTTTTGGCAGCGCCAGCCGTTTGACCTTCGCCTCTCCAACATCGGCGGCAAAACGCCGCTTGGCAACTGTGACGGCTGCTTTCTGAAATCAGAGGCCAATATCGCCGCGTTGGCCCGCGATTACCCCGATCGGCATCAATGGTGGCAGGACATGGAGGACATGGTGGCTGAGTGGACTCTTGGGATGGGCGCGCGGTTCCGCAAGGAATACAGCCGCCGTGAAATCCGCTGGATGGTGGACAACCAAGGCGACTGGATTTTTGACGCGCCAGAGGCTTTGTGCCAAACCAGCGGCGGGGAGTGCATGGCATGAGGCGCGTCCTTCCTTCCCGCCGTCCCTGCATCACCGTTGACGCAGAATACAACGGTATGCCCCTTGTCGTGACCATCGGCGTTGACCCCGCAACCGGCGCTGCAATGGAGGTCTTTGCCCACGGGCCAAGATATGGCGCAGACCTGACCCGGATACTGGACGACCATTGCACGATTGCCAGCAACGCGATGCAATACGGATCGCCGCCAGAGGCATTGGCGAAGGCTTGCGGCACTGTGCCGGTGATTGAGGACGGCCAGGAATCGACCGCCCCGGCATCGGCAATCGGTGTGGTGATGGACGCGGTGAACCGGTTGCCGGAGCATGTCAGGTGGATTGAGGAGCGCGGGCCATGATGCACAAGGCAATCACCCTGGACGTACCCATAGCCCCCACATGGCTGATGCTCAAGGTTCGTAGCAACTGCGAAGTGATGACCCGCGAGGCGTTGAAGGAATGGGGCGTGGAGAGTTTCTTTCCGGGGCGACTTGTGCAGCGTCATAGGTTCGGAAAGACATGGACGGTCGAGCGCGCCGAAGTCACCGGCTATGTTTTCGCCAAGTTCGACCGCGTGCCGTTGGCGGATAACATGCGGGAGCGCTTGAAAGGCTTCTACGGCTTTGTGACGTGCAACGGCTGTATCGTGACTGTCCCGCGCCCGATTATCCAGCGGTTGCACGGGCTATCGGTCGAGGCGCAGGAATTGGAAGCGGCACGTCGGGAAATGCTGCGCGTGAAGGAGGGCGACACGGCCAAGTTCCTGACGGGCGCGCTTGCGGGTCATACCGTCGAGGTCAAGACCATCGGCAGCGTGGTGACGGTGCTGCTGAACGGGCGGGCAATCAAGACGGATTTGGCTTCTCTGGAACGGGTTGACGTTCCCGATCTGTTGCGGTAATGTATTCGGTATGTCTCGGAACGGTGTGTAACCTTAGGTGCGTGACATAGGCGCGCGCAACGTAGGCCCACCGGGCAACGCAAAATCCCGTCACGGGAAATGCGATTGCCATGTCGGGGTTTTATTGCCGCCTGTATACCCCCGGTCGGCCTCTGCTGCAAAGCACGCTCCGGGGGTCAGTCTGATACGGTGGAGCTAGAGGGGATCGAACCCTCCGGGTTGCAGGTGGGTAGCCGTCACCCGGCACCTAGCTCCATATTGCCGCTTTCCGTAGATGAAGCCCTTTCCGCATGTGATCTGAAACCGGGCAAACCCGGCAAGTAGGATTGCCCCGGCTTCATCTACAGAGCGCGGACCCGGCGTAGCCTCAGCGGTAGAGGCCATTGCGGTCGCGGGTTCGATTCCCGCCGTCGGGACTGCGCTCTAACCGCCACTAGGAACCCTAGGAGGGTTGGGGATGATGCAAATGTGGGTTTCCAAGGCTAAGGCTAAGGAATTGGGGTGTACGCACCACGCCCTGTTTATGGGCATCATCCCCGGTTTCTATGGGGATGCAGATGGGCTTTGGGTATCGCGCAGCGACTTGCTTAACCCGCTTGAAAGCCTTTTGGTTTTTCTGTGGACAAGTCTTAGGGTAATCCGTGGCGAAGAACCGGACTTTATGTTCATGGTGTCGCGCGAAATTTAACCGCTTTCTGCCATGCCGCGAATACCTGCTGGCCTTATCCGGTGGGGAAAGCTGGCCAGCATCGCGACATGGCAGAGCGCGGCGTCTACAGGGCATAGCCCGCGAGGTCGCCTATGCGGCCCGCTGCGTTCATTCAAAGCCGCTTTCTGGCGGGCAGTTCCTGCCAGACTGCCCACCAGAGCGCGGCCAAGCGTTCACGTCGCATATGCTCCCCGGCGCGGGTAGAGTTGGGAGTCCATGCCTTCCGCCTTGCAAAAGGCAGCCTGACGAGCCGAAAGGCGAAACACGCAAGTGTCGCGTAGGCCCCCACTAGGAAGGTTGGTTTGGGGGACAGGCCCGCGCTCTGATTAAACCGCTTTCTGGCGGGTGCAGATTGTCAAGTCATTGGAGACCCGACTTGGCGTGGGCTGGCAGGATGGCCTCTGTCACTGCATCCACCAGAGCGCGGCATCCTTCATACACGCCACTCCCCCGTACAGGCACCGGATAGGCGCGCTCACTTCATGCGCCGAGGGTCGTCACTGTCTCAGACATACGCCGTCGGACACTAGGCCCCGGTCACAGGCAATCGCTCCTGGCCGGGTGCTGACCATACCGTTTAGCGCAGTGGTAGCGCGTCGGTCTCCAAAATCCAGCCGGTGTGGCTCAATGGTAGAGCGGGGGTCTCCAAAACCCCGTCCGAGTTGGTTCGATTCCAGCCACCGGTGCCAAAATCATGGAACCCCATGTATGCCCTCAAAAAATCCTGAGGTCCGCGCGCGGAACTCCCGTGCTTACTATGAAAGAAGTGGTGGTTTAGTCAGAGAAAAGACTAAGGTGCGTAACGCGGCCCTTAGGGCCAGAAACAGAGCGTGGATAAATGAGTACATTTCAGGCAAGTGTTGCGCTGAATGTTCGGAAAATCACCCAGGCGTTCTGGACTTTCATCACATAGACCCAGAAACAAAGTACAAAGAAGTTGCCCTGCTTCTCCGCAATGCAGCATTGGACACAATCCAAGCGGAGATTGCAAAGTGCATTATCCTTTGTGCCAACTGTCACCGTAAGTTTCACTGGAATCAAAGACAATAGTCCCGGCGAGGGTTCGATTCCCTCAGCGGGTGCCAATCACCGATGGGGGTCACGTTCACGGCTGAATCATGGACGGCGAGACATATTAACCGCCACCCGGTATTAACCGCCAGTGGTATTAACCGCCACCGGGTCAACGCTAACCGCCAGTGGCACTTTACCCGCCACCGGGTCAGTGCAAGTGTTAACCGCCACGGGGTAAACGCTAGCCGCCACGGGGTCGGCCCCGCCCGCCATGTCGGCCTCGCCCGCTGGGGTGTCGCAGATCGGCGGATCGGCCAGCGCCCGCGCGAAAGCCTTGATCGCGGCATGGTGCAGCGGCAGCGCCCATAGCTTGACCTCAACAAAGCCAGCTTCGCGTCTGCGCTGTCGTTCACGTCTCTTTCGTTCAGTCGCTGTCATCTTCTGCCCTTTCATGGCTGTCTGTGGTGATCTGTGGCATGGTCGGCCACTCCGGCGGGCGGTAGCCTGCAAGCAACCAATGCAAGACCCTGGCCGCTACGGGATTCGGCCCGCGTGCCGTGCTGCGATGGTCCGGCAATTCCCATTTGCGGATCGTGTCCGGCGCGGTATTGAGGATGTGGCCTAGCTGATAGACGGACAGGCCGAGCGACCTGCGCCCGGCCTTGAATTGTTCTGGTGTCACTGCGTTCCTTTCTCTGCGGCGTATTGGATGCGCGCCCATGTAGGGCGCGGCACCGATACGTCATGTGGTAGGGTGACAAGGTGCCGCCCTGTGAGGGCTGTCAAATCCGATCCCGGTCTTCCCATTGGACCGCAACGCCGGGAATGTCGGCGCGCTTGTCTGTGGTCCATTCTGCGTAACCGCCGCCGTCGCTGTAGTTGGCGTATTCCGCTTCGGCTTCGGCCACCTTGTCCATCGGCACGCGCAGATAGATGACCTCGTTTGCAAATCCGCGCGGGCTGACCTTGAGCGTCTTGTATTCGTTGTTCGTCATGTCTCTCTCCTCTCTGGTTATCATGCTTGGCGCATGTGATGGGGCCGGGATGATCCGGCCCGCACAGATGCGTCATGCGGCCATTGTGATCTTGTCAGATGGTGCCGCCGGGACAATTTCGACCCTTAGGCCGCGATGTTTGTTCGCCCGGCGTTTCTTGATCCGACCATCAACAAATGCCTGCGCCCATTCCGCCCGCGTTGCAGCGTTTGCCTGATTCCTGGCCTCGGAAGCAATCCGATAGATCGAAAACAGCAAGGCAAACTGTAGCCGTTCCGGCATGGCCAGAATGTGATCCTTTAGCGCACCGCCGTCATAGAAGGATGGAAGTCGCCAAACCTCACGGCCCGCGCCATGCTGCACCAGGAGATACAGGTCGTTGTCAAAGCCGCGATTGGCCAGCTTGATCGTATAGCTGGCATAAGTGACGCCCCCGCCACACTCGGAATCGCCACGGAAAACCCGGCTTTCGCGTCCGGCTTTCTCGTACCCCGGCAGAGGTTCCGCCAAAATTGTGAAGCCGTCAAAGGCGGCGCAACGCCCCCGGTCGCTGACCTCGTACCCGTGGCCGGATTGAATGAATACAGATTGCATGTAGTGTTCCTCTCTCTGGCGCGCATCATTGCGCTAGGTCATGCTCTGGCGCATGGTGCCGCCGCCCATGTAGGGCGGCAGTCGATGCGTCAATGGCTGCGAAGCGCGCGGGTTGCGTCCCAAGCGGAGCGGGCTTCCTCAATGGTGCCAAACAGACCCTCTAAGGTGCTGGCGCAAGGGTCTTTGATCAGTGGCGAAAATGTATTTGCCGCCGATACTGCTTCGCGCATTCTTCGGTAGAAGCCCAAAGTGGAGCCGCAAGGCGCGGTCACGCAATAACGCGCGCGGCCCAATGCCAACTCTTTGTGTATAACAAAGGGTCCGATTTTCCGCCTTATCTCTTGCGCCATGCCGCCGCAGCCGGAAACTACGATGCCGGATTCCATGTAAATCCGCGCGGGAATGGCACTGCTCATGCTGCGTTCCTTTCCCGGATCGTCTGGCAAACTTCCATAGGGCGACCCAAAAAGTCCAACTCACGTATTCGCTTTTCCGCATCACGTTTGAAGCTGAAAAGGCCGGAAAGTTGTTCGCCGGTTTCTGCGTCTCTTACAAACCAAAATGGCGTCATCATGCTGCGTTCCTTTCCCGGATCGTGGCAGCGTTGCACCGCGCCAGATCGGCCAGGACATTGCGGGTCACGTCAACCGCCTCGACAATCTCAGGAACCGGCATGGATCGGGAATCCAGATCGGCCCTGCTGTCATGCGCCATCTTGTGCCGCGTGACATAGACTGTACGTCTGCCCAAGGAATCGCGCTGAAATTCCCACTCATTAAGCGCGCGCAAAACCATGTGCGCCCGCTTGGCTTTGTAGTACGACACTGCGCACCGAGCAGCGCGCGCCCAATCTGGGGCGGCTATGGTCATCTTGTGGCACAGTGAAACGGTAATCACGGTGCCATCGGCAAAAAGAAAGTCTGCCCGCCGCGATGCATGGAATGCGCCGCCGCGCCCGCTTCGCTGCGATTGCGTGTATTCGCACCACTCGCCAGCGCTTTCGATTTTGGGGGCGCGTGCCTTGGGCTGCAGGTGTTGCGCCAGCATGGCGGCAATGGCCTGCCAATCGGCAAGATCGGGCGTCTCACAAGCTGCGGTATAGGCGGCAAGGGCGGCGGGCTTGGTAGTCGGGTTGGTGAAGTCAAGCGGCATGGTCTGTGTCCTCTCTGTGGCGGGCTTCATTGCCCTGTGTCGTGTAGGTAGCAACGTGACGCGTCACGTTCAATGCCTGTAACAATACGTGAACGACATTCACGCCTCGCAATATGACTGCGCCGATACCGCTTATAATGGGCACGCCACACACCATGCCACGCAAGCCCTGGCACCACAGCACAGAGAGCAACACAGCGCGCGGCTATGGCAGCCAATGGCGCAAGCTGCGTGCCAGCGTCATGAAGCGAGACAAGGGCCTGTGCCAGCTATGCCTGGCATCGCACCGCGTCATACCGGCCAGCGAGTGCGGCGACACCGACAAGCTGCACAAGGCGGCACATGGACAAGGCATCAACGGGCAGATCGGCGCGGCTCCACAGCCCATCGAATGAGTGTAGCAAAAGAGCAACAATGTGCATCAGCGCACAGTCGGCGGGTCCTTCCGGCCAATAAACGTATACGGGGCACCGAGGCGCGTGAGTTTTGTCTGTGCAAAAATTTGCAATGGGGTCCGATAACCAGATGGGGCCTACAGTTTTGATAGGGAACAAAACGGAAATGGCTGCTTGGCTTGGCGTTTCCGCTCGGGCGCTGGACAAACACGAAGACCTTATGGTTCGGGATGGCCGGGGATACGACATCAAGGCAACGGTTGTGGCCTACTGCGCGCATATGCGGGGCATTGCATCGGGGCGCGGCGGCGAGGAACAGGTCTTGGACCTGACGAAAGAACGGGCGCGGCTTGCGAAAGAGCAGGCGGACGAAAAGGAAATCAAGAACGCCATTCTGCGCGGCGAATTGTTGCAGGCTGGTGAGGTGGAAGTAACGTGGTCGGACTTTCTGCGGGGCTTGCGGTCGCGGCTTCTGGCGCTGCCTGCAAGGGTGCAGGTGGCGGCGGGGCTGACGCAGGCGCAGACGCTTGCGGTGGACCGGGAATTGCGGACTGCGCTATTCGAGGCAGGGAGCGATGCTGACGCCTGAAATGGTGCTGGATCGTGCGCGACGCGCGCTTGTCCCGCCACCAAGGCTAAAGCTATCCGAATGGATCGAGGCGCATGTTCGGCTGCCCGATGGCATGTCTGCGCAGCCGGGGCCGGTCAGACTTTGGCCGTTTCAGCGCGAAATTGCGGATGCGATTGGCGACCCCGAAATAGAACGGGTGACGATGGTAAAGCCGGTTCGGGTCGGGTTTACCACGCTGCTGACATCGGCGGTTGCGTCCTATGTGTCAAACGACCCTGCGCCGATCCTGTGCCTGTTGCCGACGGAAAGCGATTGCCGGGACTATGTGGTTTCGGACGTGGAACCGTTGTTCGGTGCAACTGAGGTTGTGGCGCACGCGCTGCGCGAAGATGCGGCAGAGGGTGAGCGGAATACGCTTATGTCTCGCCGGTTCCCCGGTGGATCGCTAAAGGTTGTTGCGGCCAAGTCGCCACGAAACCTGCGGCGACACAACGTCCGGGTGCTGTTTATAGACGAAGCGGACGGCATGGAAAACACGCCCGAAGGTTCGCCGATCTTGCTGGCCGAACGGCGCACTATGTCGTTCCCGGATCGCAAGATCGTCATTGGTTCGACGCCGGTTCACGAAGATACCAGTCACGTCCTGCGCAGCTACGCGCAATCGGATAGCCGGATATTTGAGGTTCCGTGTCCGCATTGCGGGACGTTTACAGAGATTCAATGGGCGCACATCCGCTGGGAAGATAACAACCCGGACACGGCGCATTTTAGCTGCCCCGCGTGTGGTGCGGACAGCCCGGAATCGTCAAAGCCTGCGATGGTCGAAGCGGGGCGGTGGCGCGCTTTGCGGCCCGAGGTTGTGAGCCATGCCGGGTTTCGGCTGAATGCGCTTGTGTCGCTTCATGCAAACGCAAGCTGGGCGAAGCTGGCGCGGGAGTTTATCGCGGTCAAGTCGGACCCGACAACGCTACAGACCTTCATCAACACCATTCTCGGCCAGGGCTGGCGTGGGGAAGGTGATGAAGTATCGGACGCGGAACTTATGGCCCGTGCGGAGCCTATCCGAGTTGAGCCGGTGCCTGCCGAAGTGCTTGCTTTGACGCTGGGCTGCGATGTGCAGCACGACCGGATTGAGGCGACCGCGATAGGATGGGCCGATGAAGGTTCACCATGTGTTCTTGCCCAATGGGTTATATGGGGCGCGTGGGATGATGACGAAACTTGGGGCGAATTGGATACGCTTATCGCGCGCCGGTTCGACCATGCTTTAGGCGGCAAGATCGGGTTCGATGCGGTTGCGATAGACGCTGGTGACGGCGCGACAATGCAGCGTGTGGTTAATTTCTGCGGGCGCAGGCGGCGCATTGTGCCGGTCAAAGGCGCGGACGGAAACCGCCCGATGTTTGCGCGTGCAACGAATGCGAAGAAGGCCGGGGACCGGCTGTGCATCGTGGGCGTGGATACGGTCAAGGAAGCGTTGTTCCGGCGGCTGTCGATACCGGGTGCCATGCGGTTTTCGTCTGATCTGCCGCCGGTCTGGTTTGAACAACTGGCATCGGAACGGATCGTGGTTCGCTATTCACGGGGCGTTCCGAAGCGGGTGTTCGAGCGGTTGCCGGGGCGCAGGGCCGAAGCGCTGGACTGCGTGGTGTATGCGTGGGCAGTGCGCCAGATGGTCAACCCGGATTGGAACCAGAGGCGGTTTGATCTGTCGCAGGCAGAGCCGCAACGGATCATCAAGCCAAAGCCTTCGGATGGCGGGTGGATCGATACAAGGGGGGACTGGCTGTAATGGCTTATACGCAGACACAGCTTGACGCCCTGGACGCAGCCATAGCGTCGGGGACGAAGGTTGTCATGTATGATGGCAAGCGGGTGGAGTACGCCACGCTTGACGAATTGTTGCGGGCGCGCCGGATCGTGGCGCGCGGCTTGGAGGTTTCAGCGGCGCGCGTGACGGGCTGGAACCCGTCTTACGAGCGGGGAACCTGATGAACATTCTTGACAGGGCCATTGCTTGGCTGTCGCCGGAATCTGGATTGCAGCGGGTGCGGTCGCGCAAGGTGATGTCGCAGCTCATGCGCTATGACGCCGGATCGCGCGGCCCGCGTACCAAGGGCTGGCGCGCTGTCGGTGGTGATGCTGACGCGGTTACAGGATCGCGCAACCGGATTGCGGCGGTGGCGCGGGATATGACCCGGAATGCACCGTTTGCCGTGAAGGCGCAGCAGGTCATCGTGGCAAACGTGATCGGAGACGGGATTATCCCCAAGCTGCGCAGCACGAACAAGCGGCAGGAAAAGCGCCTTCGAGAAATGATGAAAGCGCATTTCGACACGACGGCGATTGACGCGATGGGCCGGGAAAACCTTTACGGATTGCAACGGCTGGCGCTGATGGCGGTGGTGGCAGATGGCGAGGTACTTATTCGGCGCGTCCGGTCGGGACAGGCTATCCCGTTTCAGTTGAACGTGTTGGAGATCGACTATCTGGATGGCAGCAAGACGAGCGTAACCGGGCCGGAAATCCGGGAAGGGATCGAGTATAACGAGCGGGGCGAACGTGTCGCCTATTGGCTTTACGATCAGCACCCTGGCACGTCAAACCGCTATTATGGGCGTGGCTTGGAATCGCGGCGCGTTCCTGCATCAGAGATTGTGCATGTTTTCCGGCAGGACCGCCCCGGCCAGTCACGCGGGGTTTCGTGGTTTGCGCCGGTCGCATTGGCAATGCAGGACTGGTCTGACCATCAGGACGCCAAGCTGCTGCAACAGAAGATTGCGGCGTGCTTTGCGGCGTTCCGCACGGGCGTAGAACCGGATGACGAAAGCCCGAGCCAGACGGCGGAACGGTTTGCCACTCTTTCACCGGGCCGGATCGAGAATTTGGGCGTTGGCGAGGATGTGAAGTTTGCCACCCCGCCCGCAGTGCAAGGATATGACGAGTTTTCGCGGGTAACGCTGCGCGCAATCGCGGCGGGATTGGGTATCACCTACGAGGCACTCTCTGGCGACTTGTCGGGGGTAAACTTTTCGTCTGGCCGGATGGGCCGCATGGAAATGGACCGGAATGTTTCGGCTTGGCAATGGCTGATGATGATTCCGCAGATGATGCAGCCGATTGGCGAGTGGACGCTGGAAGCGGTGGCAATGCGCGCGGAAGGGCGGGGGTTTACGATTGATTGGGTGCCACCTGTGCGCTTCATCGTTGATCCAAACCGCGAAGTGCAAGCGATGGTTTCCAGCATGGATGCGGGGCTTTCGAGCCGTCAGGGCAATATCCGCGCGCTTGGGTATGACCCGGAAGAGGTTTTGGCGGAACAGACCGAAGATGCCGAACAGGCAAAGTCGGCTGGCATCATGTTCAAGGCTGGGCCGCAGGTATTGCAGCCCGTGACGGCGCAGCCGGGTGGCGGTCAAACGGTCGAGCAACAGCCGCAGGCGGCGTGACCAGAAAAATAGGGTTGCCAGAAAAAATGTGTTGCGTTACGCGCGCGGGTGTGGTTGATTCGGGGTGCCTATAACGGCGACCCGATTTGGAAGGGCCAACTTCCGCCTCGGGTCTAAACCGAAACCCGAGGTCGCGGGCGTCGGTCTGGTTTCGTGCGTAGCACAATTCCCGGCCCGATTGCTAGCGTCTCCGACAGGAGACAAGCCAATGGCTGTCAAGAAGGCCGAAGCGGGATCGCTTCAAATCGACGCCCTCAAGCAAGGGCGCGTAACTCTGCGGATGATCGGCACGACGCCGCTGTATTTCAATGCGATGAGCCTGAAAGTCAGGCACACCCTGCAAGCGGGTGGCGCGAAGAAAACGGCGGCTGAAAAGCGCGAACTAAAGCACGACCCGGAAAACGAGTTTCGGGCGAGCGTCTACCGGCAAGAGCAAGGCGAGACTCTGCTTTGCTTCCCGGCTCCTGGCGTCAAGGCCGCGATGGCGACGGCGGCGCTTGAAACGGCGGGCGTGACAAAAACGAGCGTGAACCGGCTGATCTTTCTGCCCCAGCAGAAGATCAACATTTGGGGAACGCCGCTGTTGAAGTGTGATGTTGTCCGGTCGGCGGATATGAACAAGACGCCCGACATTCGGACGCGGGCCTATCTGCCGCGCTGGTGTGCGGAGGTTCAAATCGCCTTTATCACGCCAACGCTTTCGGTGCGGTCTATCGTTTCACTGCTGGCGAATGCCGGTGTCGTGATCGGCATTGGCGACTTTCGGCAGGAAAAGGGCAAGGGCAGCTTCGGGACGTTCCGCGTGATCGGTGATGCGGACAGCGACGAGGAATGGGACGCCATTTCGCAGGAAGGCCGCGACGCGCAGGAATTTGCCCTGTTCAATCCGCAATACGCGGACGAAGACACGGCGGAACTGATGGCGATGTTCCATGCGGAAGTGGCGAGGCGGGCGGCATGAATCAGCAAGAGCGGCAAGCCGTCATTGACGAATACATGACCGATACGGGCAAGGCGGTGGTGACGCCGCTTGCCTTTGTCGAATGGCTGCGACCCAAGCGAAACCATCCGGCGCACTCGTTTTTCTTCGCCAAGTCGGACGATGCGGCGGCGATGGAATACCGGATGATCCGATTTCGGCAGTTTGCAAACGGGCTGCGGATCACGGTGAACGTGACCTATACCGACCCTGTTACTAGCGTGGTCAAGGTTACGCCGCGCGAGTTTCCGACTCTGGTTTCGGTCGTTTCGGGTCGGAAAGCCGGGGGTGGATATACGCCATTTGAGGCGGCGGACCCCGCATCTGTGGCGGAGTTGCGGCGGCAGGGCGCGGTTGCCTTGCGGTCGTGGCTGGCGCGGTATGGCGGCGTTATGGGTATGACGGGGGTTGATGTGGCCCCGATTGAGCAAATCGCGGCTTCGATTGAGGATCGTGTGGCGCTGTCCGCCTAGGGCGCGCTGGTCAAGGTAAGGCGGTCAAGGCGGGGCAAGGCAAGGCCAGGCGTGGCCCGGCATGGCGGGGCGGTCTAGGCGTGGCTCGGCAGGCTGAGTTGAGGTATGGCAAGGCTGGGCGTGGCGGTCAAGGCGGTCGAGGCTAGGCCCGGCGGGGCAAGGCAAGGCCAGGCGTGGTGTGGCATGGCGGTTGAGGCGCGGCGGTCATGGCTCGGTTTGTCTGCGTGAGTTGAGGCCAGTTTAGGCGGTCATGTTGTGGTCACGCTTGGCGTGTCGAGGTAGGGCGCGGCGCGGCGAGGTTTGGCGGTCAAGGCGGGGCGCGGCGCGGTCTGGCCGGGTTTGGCGGTCAAGGCGAGTTAGGGTTAGGCGGCGTAAGGCTTGGCTTGGCGCGGCAATCCAATCATCGCAAATTCTAGGGGCGGTCCTTCGGGGCCGCCCTTTTCCTATGGAAAGGAGGCCGCAGTGGCCGAAAACGAGGTGATCCTTTACGGGTCGGTCGGCGCAAGTTTTTGGGATGAAGATTTCTTCACTGCCAAAGGCGTCAAAGAACAGCTTGACGGCATGTCTGGCGATATCACCGTTCGCATCAACAGCGGCGGCGGGATCGCGTCGGAAGGCCAGGCGATTTTCACGCTTTTGCGCGACTATGCCGGCAAAAAGAGGATCGTTGTGGACGCGGTAGCGGCTTCGGCGGCGTCGCTGATCGCTATGGCGGGCGACGAAATTGTTCTTCGGCGCGGCGCTTGGCTCTTAATTCACGATCCGGCGTCACCGTGGCTAGAAGCGCGCGGCACGGAAGCTGACCATCTGCGTGCTGCAAAGCAGCTTGGCGTTATGGCGAACGCCTATGCCGATGTTTACGCGGCGCGGGCCGGGATCAGCCGCGAGGAAGCGCGCCAGATCATGCGGGACGAAGTGGTGCTGGATGGCGGCATGGCTGTGCAGATGGGCTTTGCCACGGCCACGGATGACACCGAAGCGCTGGAAATCGCGCGCTTCGACTATCGGATTTATGCCCATGCGCCCGAAGCGGCGCGGGCGGCTTCGGAATCCTTCGGCGAAAGCCGGGGAGAATTGGCAATTCTTGCCAGCATCGCGGGCGCGTCCCGTATCTCAAAACAGGAGCCTTTCATGGCTGATGAAATCAAGGCTGTGGAGGCGACGACCCCCGCAGAAGACGTGATCGAAGCCCCGGCTGCGGTCGAAACTCCTTCGGCGGATGTTGTGGTGGCTGCTGCCACGGCAACAGAGCGCACCCGCGCCCGCCGGATCGTGGAAATGGCTGCGGCGGCGCGTCTGCCGGAAGCCTTCGCTACCGCGATGATCGCGGATGGCGTGACGCTTGAAGATGCGTCGGATCGTATTGTGGCCGAATGGCGGAAAGGTGGCGACGTGGACAAGGCGATGATGGGCGCGCGTGTGACCCGTGACGAGCGGGAAACCAAGCGTGAAGGCGCGGAGGCAGCTATTGTCGCGCAGTTGGGCCGCACCGACCCGACGACCGACAAGGCACGGCCCTTCATGGGCATGAAGCTGGCCGAAATGGCGGCGGAAATCAGCGGATACAAAGGGTCGCTGCGCAACGCTGCGGACACCATCCGCGCCGTGGAAATGTCGATGCACGCCACGTCGGACTTCCCGCTGGTGCTGGAAAACGCGCTGAACAAGCGCCTCCAGGACAGCTACGCCAAGGCAACCCCGTCCTATCAGTCGATTGCCGAGCGTATGGACTTCACCGACTTCCGCCCGCACCCGATTTCCCAGATCGGCGACTTTCCGGGGCTGACGGAAATCAACGAAGGCGGTGAAATCCAATTCGGCACCGTCGGGGAAAAGAAGGAAACGCTGCTGCTGCGTTCCTATGGTTCGGGCTTGTCGATTTCGCGTCAGATGATCGTCAATGACGATCTGAGCGCTATCGACCGCATCCTGTCCAACCGGGGCCAGATGGTCGCGCTGGAAGAGGACCGCCTGTTCTGGGCCATGTTCCTTTCGGGTTCCAACTCGGACGGCCCGACCCTGACTGAAACTTCGCGTCAGGTGTTCAACACGACGGACGCGACCAAAGCAGGCACGGCAACGGCTATTACGGTTGCCGCTCTCGGCACTGCCCGCGCCGCAATGCGCGTGCGCCGTGGGCTTGCCCCGAAGGCAGGTGCCACGGGCCAACTGCTGAACCTTACCGCGTCTATCCTGCTGGTCGGGCCGGACAAGGAAACCGAGGCACAGCAGATTGTCGCCCCGATTCAGGCGCAACAGGCGGGCAACATCAACCCGTTCTCCGGCACTTTGCGGATTGTGGTGTCGCCGTACATCACCGGCAACGCTTGGTATCTGTTCGCCGATCCTTCGGTGCTTGCCAACTTCGCGTATGGCTTCCTGCGCGGCGAAGGTGGCCCCCGGATGCGGATGGACGAGCCTTTCGGTGTCCAGGGGATGCGCTTCACCGTCGAGCAGAATTTCGCCGCGGGTGCTATCGACTTCCGCGCTGGCTGGCGCAACGCGGGCGCTTGATCGCCCTAAACCGGGGGCGGAATGACCGCCCCCATTTCCTCTCTGCGATCAGGAGTTATCGCGCATGAAAACGTATATCCAACCCGGTGATACTGTCACCGTTCTTGCGCCTGCCAACGTGTCGGCGGGCCAACTTTGCCGCGTCGGTGTTCTGGCGGGCGTGGCTGTCACGACTGCCCTGAGCGGCAACCCCGTGGAAATCCTGACGAATGGCGTGGTTGACGTGACCAAGACCGGTTCGCAGGCTTGGACCGTCGGTGCCGCTATCTATGGCACGGGCACAACCACGCTGACCGCCACGACCGCCACGACCACGGGCAACATCCTTCTGGGCGTTGCCGTTGCCGCTGTCGGCGCGGGCGCTGGTGAAACCACGGGCCGCATCCGCCTGAACGGCGCTGCCCCGGCGGCTCTGACCTGATGACCGCCTTTGCCTCTGCCGTAAACGTCATCTTCGCAGATGCGAATATGGCAGAGGCCGCTACTTGGCTTGAGCAGGGCTTCCCGCCCGCTACGCCATGCCGGGTTGTTCGGCGTGCGCCAGACGAGATTACCGATTTCGGGCAGGGCCGGTTTCGGTCGGCGACGACCCGCTTTGATGTCCGCGTGGCCGATTGGTCGCGGCCTGCGGCGGGGGATATTCTTGTAGTCGGGGCAGATCGGTTTCGGGTGCAGGGGGAACCAGTGCGGGACACGGAGCGGCTTGTGTGGACGATGGACGTGGTGCCGGAATGAAGATGACGGTCTATATAGATGGCGATGTGAAGGCTCTAAGTCGCCGAATTTATCATGCCGCAGAACGCGCAGTAACCATTGCGATCCACGACGCAGGGTATGATGTGCAAATGAACTGGCGGGGCCAAGTGACGGGCGCGGGGCTGGGCCAGAGGCTTGCAAACGCTATTCGCCGAAAGGACTATCCAGAAGGCGTAAGCAGCATCAATCCTGCGACGTATCTCTACGCCCGAACAAAGACAGACATTCTACGCTCACATAACGATGGGTCAATAATCCGGGCCAGAAACGGGGTCTTTCTGGCAATTCCGTTGCCAGCGGCGGGCAGAAATGATCGTGGTGGCCGGTGGACGCCTGGAACATGGCAATTCAGAAACGGCGTGCGCCTTCGGTTTGTAAAAACGCCCCGAGGCGGATTACTGGTTGCCGATGATTTCCGGCTGACAAAGGGCCGGGAAATTGGCATCCGAAAGCGCGGTAAAAGACGGAAAGACGGCATGTTGACGGGGGCGGCGTCTGTGCCGATCTTTGCCTTGGTGCGCCAAGTTAAAATGCCCAAGCGTCTTAACCTCTATCCAGCCGCGCAACAGATTGCGTCCCGTGTTCCATCGGCGATTGCTGCCAAGTTTCAGGCCATGAAATGACTTCCACCCGTGAAACCGTTATTCAGGCGCTTCATGCAACGCTAAAGGATGCGCTGCAAAAAGTGCCGCCTGTGCGCGTTCTTCGGAATGAGCCGTTGCCGGTTACAATCCCGCCGGATGGCTTGGTGATTGTCCGCGATGGAGTGCCAGGTGAACCGGAATACACGATGTCGCCCCTGCGCTGGCACTACGAGCATAGAGCCGAAGTAGAGGTTCTGGTGCAGATCAATGGCCGCGACGATGCCTTTGACCGCATTTGCGTCCTGATTGGCGCGGCGCTGGCGGCAGATCGGACTTTAGGCGGTCTTTGTGATTGGGCCGAGCCGGAAGCGCCGCAACCATCGGATTTGCCTGTTGAAGGCGCTGAAACCATCAAGGCCGCAGTTATCGCGGTAGTCCTTCACTATACAACCGCCGATCCTCTCGGCTGAACAGGAGCCTAGCTTATGGCACGTCAACAAGGCGCGAAAACCGCCATAGCCTTTGCCTTTGAATCGACCTATGGCACGGCCCCGGTCAGCGGATACACGCAACTGCCGTTTATCACGTCATCCCTGAGCGCCGGACAACCGCTGCTGGATGATGACATTCTGGGCCTTGGCCGCGATCCGGCAGCGCCGATCAAGGATGCGATGACGGCAGACGGGGACCATGTGATCCCGATTGACACGGACGGCATTGGATATTGGCTGAAACTGGTGTTTGGCAACCCGGCCACGACCGGCACCACGCCAAAGACACACACGTTCCAGTCTGGCAACTGGACGCTGCCAAGCGCTTCGATTGAAACGCAGATGCCGGATGTGCCGAGTTTCCCGATGTATTCGGGCGTGATGGCCGACCGGCTGTCATTCTCAATGACGCGATCCGGGCTGTTGCAGGCAGCGGTCGGTTTAGTGGCGCAGGGGGAAACGCTGGCTGCAACCACAGCGGCGGGTGCGCTGGGGCAACTGGCAACCCTTACGCGGTTCGGCCATTTCAACGGGGCCATTCGCCGGGATGGGTCAACGCTTGCCAATATCGTTTCCGCCGAGGTCAACTACATGAACAATCTCGACCGGATCGAAACAATCCGGTCGGACGGAAAGATTGACGGGCTTGACCCGAGCAAGGCAATGATGAACGGCAATATCGTTGCCCGTTTTGCCGATACCACGCTGCTGACGCAGGCTGTCAATGGCACGCCTTGTTCGCTGGAATTTGCGTGGAGCATTGGTGCCAATGCCAGCCTGACAATCACGGCCCATGCGGTATATTTGCCGCGCCCGCGCCGGGAAATTTCCGGGCCTTCGGGAATGCAGGTCACATTTGACTGGCAGGCGGCAAGAGCAACATCGCCTGCGCGGATGGCAACTGCCGTTCTGGTCAATACAGTGGCGTCATACTGATGATCCGGTTGAACCTGAAAAAAGAGCCGATCTGGATTGATCTGACCGAAGGCGTGCGGGTGCTGGTGGCCCCGTTCACGTCGTCCATTTTGTCGGCTGCGTCCACATCGCCAGCGCTGCGGGAATTGCCGCAGGATGCCGGGGTCGATCATCGGTTCTTCGTTCTCAGCATCGAAGTGGCGAAACTCGCAATTCTGGAATGGGAAGGTGTGGGCAATGAGGCCGGGGAACCGGTGGAGCCGACACCGGAAGGCATTGCGGCGCTGATGGACATTTATGTTTTCGCCCGCGCCTTCGCACGGGATTATGTGACGCGCGGCTTGATGGTGAGTGCGGAAAAAAACGTCTGAGCGCCCTTGCCACTTGGCATTATACCCCCGGCGGGGGCGCTGAATACTGTGCGGCCTGCCCGTCACCCTGCGAGGATTGCGCTTATACCGTCAACCGGCCCGAAACATGGGAAGGCTGGCAGGTTTGGGATTTGGCAACCCGGCTGGGTGGGCAGATCAGAGCGGTGCCAGGGGCAGTGATCGGCTTTGATATGACGGCGGCGCTTGCAATGGCGCGGGCCACGGGCATTGACGAATGCTGCGTAGCGGAAATGTTGCCGGTTATTGAGGCCGTGATGGTGAACCGGATGAATGAAAAGGCGCAAGACTAATGGCCGATAAAAGCGTTAGTTTTCGTTTGGGCGTTGTCGGTGGCGACCGGGCGCGGGCAGAGTTTGCCAGTGTCGGGGCCGCTGGCCGTGATGCCTTCCGCGACATTGACCGGTTTTCGCGGTCTGGATCGTCTGGCCTGCAAAACTTCGGCTTTCAGGTGCAGGACTTTGCCGTACAGGTCGGGGCCGGAACATCGGCATCGCAGGCATTGGCGCAACAGTTGCCGCAGTTGCTTTCCGGCTTTGGGCTTTTGGGTATTGCCCTGGGTACGGCATCGGCGGTGCTTATTCCGCTGGGCCGAGCGTTTTTTGGTGCCGGGGAAGAAGCTGTAGCGCTGGAAGAAAAGCTGAATACGCTGGAAAGCGCAATCAAGCGCCTTAAAGACGCAAATGAGAATTTCGACGTTTCAAGCCTTGATCGTCTAATTGAAAAATACGGCGAACTGGACGCGGCGATGGTGCTGATGCTGTCGCGTGAGCAGAAACTTGCGGAGTCGCAGGCGATGGCGGCGGCGCGTGGCCTTGTGGAAAGCCAAGGCAGCGCGCTAGACGATCTTATCCGCCAAGTAAACATCTACGAGCAGACACAAAAGCGCCTTGCCGAAGCGGGCGCAGAAAGCGCCGCGCGAGGGTCGCGCGAAGAGCGTTTGCTGGAAATTGTGACCGCACTAAACGATGAATACGGCATAACGGTAAGTCAGGCGCAGGAAGTCTCAGCAGCCGTTGCCGACTTTAAGGATTCCGGGTCGTCCATTGCGGAAATGGTTCAATCAACGGGCGTTCTTGTCGATCTAATGAGCGGCACTAAGCTAGAAACTACAGCGCTGTATGGCGAACTTCTTAAATCGCAGGGCGCGCTTATGGAACTCAACGCGGCGGGCGCAGGCGTGAGGGGATGGCTTGGTGCTGCGATTGACGGGGCCGGTGATCTGGCAGGGCAGTTGTGGGAGGCCGCGCGGGCCGCGTTTAGCGTAGGGCAAAACCAATCGGCGGCGGCGGCAGCGCGCGCATCGGCGCAGATCGCGATTGATGATGGTATGGTCTATTCAGGCCGGGGCGGTGATCCACGGCAATTCATGGCCGGGGAAAGCGGCAGCTTCAACCGTGATTTTTTCGAGGTTCCGAAACCCGTGGGCGGCGGTGGCCGTGTACGCCGCAGTGGTGGCGGTGGCGGCGTGCCAAGAATTTCGGACGACGAACGTGAGGCCGCGCGCATCTTTGACGAAACGCGGACGGCGGCGGAAAAGTACGGGATTGAACTGAAAAAGCTGAACGACCTGAAAGCGTCCGGCGCTCTGGACAGCGATACTTACGCCCGCGCGATGGAAGCGCTGAAAGACAAGACCGACGAGACGGCAGACGCAATGAAGGCGCTGGAAGGCAGTGTCGGCGAAGCGTTCACCAGCTTTGTGACGGGGGCAAAATCCGGACAAGAGGCGCTAGCGGACCTGCTAGCGTCATTAGCGGACACCCTTGCCAATCAGGCATTTCAGCAGATTGCCGGAAGCCTGTTTGGCGGCGGTGGCGGTGGTGGTAAGTTCCTGTCGGCCATTTTCGGCGGTGCCCGTGCGGGCGGCGGTCCTGTTCTGGCGGGACGATCCTACATGGTCGGCGAGAGCGGCCCGGAAATGGTGACGATGGGCGGCAACGGGTACGTGACCAGCAATGCCGCGTTGCGGTCTGCCGTTGGTGCAGGCGGCGGGACAGTAATCCAGATTGACGCGCGGGGCGCGGTTGAAGGTACGGCGGCGATGATTGCCAAGGCTATTCAGCGGGCAGCCCCGGCGATTGTAAAGCAGTCGGTTGCCGCAAACCGGGCAGCGGGTGCGAGGGGGTACTGATGACCGCAGAATTGCCGTTGACACTGGTGCGCCGAATGACGCGCCAACTGGCCTCGGCGCGGGTATTCAGCACCAGCGTTTTCACCGGCACTCAGCAAGTGCAGGATTGGGGCGGGCGCTGGTGGGCCTATGAGATTGAGTTTGCCACAACGCAGGGTGCCAGCGCGCGGCGGCTGTCGGCCTTTCTGGACGCGCTTGCGGGCGGGGTCGGCACCTTTACGTTGCGTGACCCTTCTATCCTGAATCCTTCCGGCCTTGGGTCGCCACAGGTCAATGGTGCTGGGCAATCGGGAACGTCACTGGCAACGGACGGTTGGACTGGCACGGGATTGCGGGCTGGCGATTTTTTCAGCTTAGGCGCAAGTTCCACGCTGCGGCTTTACCGGATGACCGCCGATGCCGTGCCAGTTGCCGGGGCGGTCACGCTGCAATTCGTTCCGGCCTTGCGTGCCAGCCCTGCGGACAACGCGGCGTTGAATGTCATCAATCCCGGCGTGCTGTTGCGCCCGCAAGGTGTGGTGCCAACAGAGATTGGCCGGGTGGACAAACACGCCTTCACGATTCAGGCGCGCGAGGCGCTATGAGGTTGCATCGCGCGATGTTCAAGCCGGGTAAGTTCAACGTGATAGTCTTTGAGTGGCGCAGGCAATACGGCAAAGCCACAGGACGCATCGCGCATATAGCTGAGCGCCAGCGTGGCTGTGTTGAAGTGTGGTTTGAAGCATGAGCCGGACAATCACTCCTGCTGTCCTTGCGGAACTTGCCGCCGGGGTGGTGCGCCCTGCAATCTTTGTGGAATCGCAGTTTCCCAGCGGATACCTGCGGCTTTGGAGCGGCCTGGGTGAAATCACCTGGGGCGGGCGAACATGGGCAGGGGCGGGTACGCTTCTGAATGTCGGGACCATTGAAGAAACAACCGATGTGGTTGCCACGGGAACCACGGTCACGCTTTCGGGCATCCCTACCGATCTGGTATCGGCCTGTATCAATGACGCGCGCCAAGGGTTGCCGGGGCAGATTTACCTTGGGTTTCTGACCGCAGCCGGAGCGGTGATTGCCGATCCCGTCATGGCCTTTGCGGGTCGGTTGGATGTGCCGACAATCATGGACGGCGCGGAACGCTGCGAAATTCAGATCACCTATGAAAGCCGGTTGATCGACCTGAACCGGGCGCGTGAATGGCGCTACACGCACGAAAGCCAGCAGCAGATTTCGCCGGGGGACCGGGGCTTTGAATATGTCGCTGGTCTGCAAGAGCGCGAAATCCGCTGGGGTCTGGGGCAAAGCCTTGCAGGGCAGGCATCGGCGGCGGCATCTGCCGCCGTGGGTGCGCGGATGGTCCAGAATTTCGGGGAAACGGGCAGTTTCTTCCACCAAGCACAGACAGACGCGCAGTTGCGGGAAGAACAAATTGAATGGAGCGCCAACAAGGATTGGAGCAGCGACCGATGAGGCAAGACGGATGGGAAGTCCGGCTGGCTGATGCGGTCGAGGCGGTGCGCAACGCGCCTTTCCAATGGGGCCAGCATGATTGCGCCACATGGGCGGCAGATGTGCGGCTTGCGTTGACCGGGCAGGACGCGGCGGCAGCTTGGCGGGGGCGGTACAAGTCGGAACGGGGCGCGCTGCGCGTGATGCGGCGTATGGGTTTCAGCGCGCTGGAGGCGGGCGTGACGGGCCTTCTTGGTGCGCCGCTACCTACCCCCCTGCTGGCGCAACGTGGCGACGTGGTGCTTCACGGTGAAGCGCTTGGGGTATGCATCGGGGCAACGGGGCTTTTCCTTGGCCCGGATGGCTTGACGGAATTGCCAATCGCGGCCTGCCGTCTGGCGTGGAGAGTATAAGTGCCACAGGTCATCCCTGCCATTGTTGCGTTTGCCGGAACGACCTTCGGGGCTTTTGCGCTGCAACTCGGCGGGTCTTTGCTGCTGTCTGCGGTGTCATCCAAGTTGGCGCGCAAGGATGTGGCGAAGGCAACAATGCAGGGCCGCACGGTGTCGCTGCGCGCTTCGGCTGCATCGCGTCGGATTATTTATGGCCGCGCTCGAGCGGGCGGAACGATTGTTTACATTGAATCGCGGCGCGGTGCGGACAAAGAGGATGGTATCCTTGACTTGGTGATCGTGCTGGCCGGTCGGCCTGTTCGGACCATTGGGGCGGTCTATTTCGATGGTGAAATGGCGCTGGACGCGGCGGGGGTGGCGCAGGGTCGCTATGCCGGTTTAGCCACGGTGCAGAAGCAGTATGGAACGGAAACAAGCAGCGCTTTTTCCGCCTTGATTGCCGCGTCAAGCACAAAGGTTGGCAGCAAGTGGACGGCGGAACACCGGATGCAAGGTTGCGCGGCTATTCATGTCAGCCTGACAACCAGCCCTGATGTCTACCCGTCCGGTATCCCGAATATATCGGTCGATATTGAAGGGCGGAACGACATCTTCGATCCGCGTACCGGCACGACTGGATATTCCGAAAACCCGGCCCTGTGTCTGGCAAACTACATGGCCGATGCAAGGTTTGGGCTTGGGGCTGGTATCGGTTCCGGGGATGGCATTGAGTCTGCGGCCCTGATTGCAGCCGCCAATATCTGCGATGAAACGGTTGCCAAGGTAGGGGGCGGGACGGAGCCGCGCTATGCCTGTAATGGCATCCTGGATACGCAGGTAACGCCAAAGGCCAACATCGAAGGTCTGCTAACGGCTATGGCCGGAACCTGCGCGTGGCAGGCTGGACAGTGGCAGATTTACGCCGGGGCCTATCGCATCCCGTCGCTGTCGCTCACGGCGGATGACGTAGTGGGCAACGGTCTGCAAATGACAACCCGCCAAAGTCGGGCGTCCAATTTCAACGCGGTGCGGGGAACCTTTGTTGCGCCGGAAAACGACTGGCAGGAAGATGACTTTCCCGCCTATGTGTCGTCTGCATATGTGGCCGAGGATGGCGGCGAGACAGTTTGGCGCGACATCATCTTGCCCTACACAATCTCCGCGTCGATGGCGCAACGGCTGGCAAAGATCGAGGTTGAGCGCAACCGCCGCCAACTGACTGTGTTTATGGATGGCAAGCTGCGCTGCTGGCAAGCATCGGTCGGGGATACGGTTGCGCTGACTTATTCCCGGTGGGGCCTGTCGTCTAAGCCGTTTGAAGTGTCGAGCATGGCCTTGGGGCTGGAAGGCGGCGACGGCGGGCCAGCCCTGACATCACAGTTTGCCCTGCGCGAGACTGCGCCGGGGGTATATGATTGGGCCACGTCTGAGGCGCAAATATATGCGGCGGCACCGCGCACTACCTTGCCGAGTGCCTTTGATGTAGCGGCACCGGGCGGACTGACCGTATCGGAAAGCCTGTATCAGACCTTGAACGGGTCCGGCGTAAAGGCGCGGGTGCTGCTGTCTTGGGTTGCATCGCCTTCATCTTCGGTTTCGCAATATCAGGTGGAAACCAGTTTTGCCGGTGGCCCTTGGGTTATTCAGGGCAGAACGTCCGACACGACGATGGAGTTGCTGGATTTTGGGCCGGGTAACTGGTCTTTCCGCGTCAAGGCAATCAGCATCCTTGGCGTTGCATCGCCATACTCCGCAATAGATCGGGAAATCCTTGGCCTTAGCGCGCCACCTGTTGCGCTTGCCAATGTCACGCTGCAATCAGCCGGTGGTTTGGCGATACTTGAATGGGCGCTTAGTCCTGATCTGGATGTTCTGGTCGGTGGGCAAATCGTCATCCGACATTCAGCGGCGGCAATCCCGACATGGGCCAATTCCGTTTCCATGAAAACGGTTCCGGGGAACACGGCGCTTGCCGTAATGCCGTTGAAGCCCGGAACGTATCTTGTGCGCCCGGTTGATGCTTCTGGCGAACAAGGGCCAGTTTCGGCGATTGCTACTGCGGGCATTCAGGTGATGCCCTTTGCCCCGGTAACAACCTTGCAAGAGGACGCAGCCTTTACGGGCGCAAAGTCGCAGACAATTCTGGAAACTGGCGTGTTGCGATTGAACGGCAGCGGGAATGTCGATGCCGTGGCAAACTTTGATGCCATAGCAAATGTCGATGGGCTGGGCGGCGTCTTTTTAAGTGGCACCTATGACTTTGCTGCCGGGATGAATTTCGGCTCTGTCAAGCGGGTGCGGCTGCGCAGTCTGATCGACCTGACTGTTCTGGGCATTTTGGACAATGTGGATACGCGCCCTCTGACAGTTGATGATTGGCTTAACTTTGACGGTGTGGACGGCGGCGAAGTGGATTGCGTCGTGGAATACCGGACAACGCAGACCAATCCATCGGGTTCGCCGGTTTGGTCGGGATGGCGGCGCGTGGATAATACCGAAGACTCGGCATGGGGCGTACAGGCGCGCGCCCTGCTTTCAACCTATGATCCGGGTTTCAGCCCGGCCATTTCCCAACTTCGCTTGATTGCAGAGGAAGCTATCTAATGTCTCAGACCTCGACGTGGGCAGTTCCATCTGCCCCATCTGGATTGGCTATGCGTAACACCGTCAACACTATCGTTGACGTGTTGCGGTCGAACAGTTCTGGGGCAGCCGCGCCAAGCCCTACGGTAGCTGGTATGTTCTGGTTTGATGATGGTGTCAGCCCTGCCGTGCTTCGCCAGAGAAATGCGTCAAACACCGCGTGGATCAGGATTATCGACACGGCGGACGCTGCCGCTTCGCGTTCTGCCATTGGTGCGCCCCCGACACCGCAAACCGCAGGGGGTGCTGGGCAATGGTACAGTATCTTTGTGGCCGACAATACTGCGGCGGTTTTGCCTTCTGGTGGAACTTGGGCATGGAACACATTGCCATTTTCTACCTCTGGCGGAACTTTGGCCGCCGGCGGTTCTGGTGGGGTTAATGCGGGCGGGACAACGGTTGCTGGTGCAGTTTCTGGCCGGGTGTACGTCTTGCTTTTGTGGAGGGTCGCATGATGCAGCTTTTGTTCAAAAGACCTGACGGAACCTTTGTCGCCGATCTTGGCACTGGCCCGTACCATGTAATCCCCGATGATGCATTTGCCCCGGCTGGCCTTTGGGATTGGGCAGTCGCAGAAGCGGCGCGGCTTGGCGATGATCTGCAATTCGAGCCGGGGCCACCCGCGCCAACGCCGGAAGAATTGCAGGCGGGATATACCGCCGCGATTGAGGGGCATGTAGAGGCCACGGCACGGGCGCGCGGATATACCTCGGCGGTATCCTGTGCGACCTACGCGACAAGCACAATCCCCGCATGGCAGGCCGAAGGCGCGGCGTTCGTGGCATGGCGTGATGCGGTTTGGACTGCGGCGCTGGCAATGCTGGCGGCGGTGCAGGCGGGCGGGGACATTCCAGAAAGCCCGATTGCGGGGCTTCCTGAAATGGAGTGGCCCGCATGACTTGGCTGGAACGCCTTGAGCAAATCGGAATTGCCGCAACTACTTCGATCATTGCGGCAATCGGCGCGGCGATTTGGTGGTTTGTCCGCGCGGTATTCACAGACCGGAGTCGGCTGTCGCTGCTGGAAAGGGAAATGCGCGACCGCGTGCAGCGGCATGACGATCTGCGCACCGATGTAGCGCGGCAATTCGACAAGGTGGACGAAAAGCTGACCCGGATTGAGACGGTTCTGATTACGGAGAACCGCAAATGAGACAGCTTCTCGACTTCATTGCCGAACACGAAAGCGAAGGTGCTGCGCGCCGCTTGAATATCAGCGCCTATGACGTGATATGGGGCGGGATCAAAGGGGTGCATCGCGCGCCGAAACCGCTCACGCAAATGACCATCCGCGAAGTGCTGGCGTGGCAGGATCGTATCGACCCATTGTATCGCAGCGAAGCGGCGGGCCGGTATCAGATATTGGAAGACACCCTGCGCGATCTTTATGTCGAAGCGGGGATGACGCTGGACAGCAAGTTTGACAAAGCGGGGCAGGATCGGCTTGCAATGGCTTTGCTGAAACGCCGGGGCCTGGACAAGTTTCTTCACGGGTATTTGTCTGTCAACAAGTTCTGCAACGAGTTGGCGAAGGAATGGGCATCCCTGCCAGTAGTAGACGGGCCGAAGAAAGGCCGCAGCTATTACGCCGGGGACGGCTTGAACGCCGCCGGGGTGGACGTGGAACCTTTTGTTGCCGTGGTGCAATCAATGCGCCCGAAAGTCCCGCCCGCAATGAACCTTGAAACCATCGGCGAGGCGCAAGCCTATGCGCCGCAACCGACCCCTTCGATGTGGGAATCCCTTATCGCCCTGATCATGGGCATGTTCGGAAAGGAACAACCGAAATGAACCTTGCATCTGCTTCCCGGCTGATCGCTTACGGCGTGGGACTCGTCGCGTCGCTTCTGGCGCTGGCCGGATATGCCAAATTCGATATTCAGACCGGCACGCTGGATATTCTGCCGTTCAATATTTCGGTCGTCACGACTTGGGTTATTACGGCCTTCACCAATGCGCTTGCCGCCGTGGCGCTGCTTCGCGGCTGGGGCCGGAAATGACCTTTCCCCTGTACGCATACGCGGCGGCAGGGGGCCTTCTGGTGCTTGCCGCAGTCTATGCCATTGGAAGGCGACATGCCCGCCAGCAGGCCAAATCTGAGGCCGCTACGGCCAAGCTGAAAACCATGAAAGAGGTACAGGCACATGCGCGCCAAGCCGAAACGCAAGATGATGATGCTCTGGTCGCTCGGCTTACTCGCAAGCCTTAGCGCTTGTTCAGTGCCAGGTGACTTCTGCGAGGTTGTATCAGGTCCGATACAATTCCCGGAACAAGCGGCGGCGGTGGTGGTGCAAGGCGCACGCCCGGAAGCCGTGAAGATCGACACGCAAAACAGATACGGAGCCGCGCGGTGCGGCTGGAAAGGGTGAACTATGGCTTTTCAATTTTCGGTAGCGGCACGTAACGCCGCGCTTGATGCAATCGAGACGGCGGCGGGGACTGGACCGACGCTAACAATCCGCACGGGTGCTGTCCCGGCCAACTGCGCAGCGGCGCGGACGGGTACGGTGCTGGCAACGCTGGTGCTTCCTTCGGATTGGCTTGCTGCGGCGTCGGGCGGGTCAAAGACCATCGCCGGTACGTGGCAGGACGCGGCGGCGGACGCCACGGGGACGGCGGCGCATTTCAGCATCGACCAAGGCGCAACCTGCCACCTGCAAGGCACGGTGACTGCCACGGGCGGCGGCGGCGATATGACGCTGGACAACGTGTCGCTTGCGACGGGCCAGCAGGTCACTGTCACGGCATTTACCCTGACCGCTGGCGGTGCCTGATGTTCTGGTCCATCTGGCGCGCGTTCTGGGAAGATTTGAACACGCCGGAGAATTATGCGGCGCAGCCGGTCTTAGGTTTAACCAATCAGGCGGGCCACATGGCGGGCGCGTTCGTGTGGAGCGCCGGAATTGCATCGGCATGGACGCAGATTTTGGGCTGGGTGCCGTCGCTCTGGATCACGGCGGGCGCGGTCATTGCGGGCTATCTGATCGTAATTGAACTGGTCACGCAAAAATGGCAGGGCCGCGACACGATCAGCGACACGTCATTTTGGTCTCTTGGCGCGGTCTTGCCTGCAGTCGTGATCAGCCTGACACCATCGGGCCGCTGGATCAGGGTCGAAGAATTGTCATCCGGCTTTCTGTTCTGGCTGGCCTGCGCCACGGTGGCGCTGGTGCTTTATGTCTGGCCCCGTGCGAAGCGGGCCTATGGGGGTGATGAATGACGCGCGAACAGAAGATTGCGGCAAAGGTGGCGGAAGCGCAGTTTGCCGGGATGGCGGAATCGGCTGTTGCCGCCGCGCTTAATGCGCCGGACCCGAATTTGCCCCTAACGCCGATGGCTTTCAACTGCCGGACGGTGGCAAAGCCCGCCGCCCTGAGCGGCGAACTGGGGATGCTCAAGGTGGTCGCGGAAGCAAACGCCATCCCGGCGGATATATCGCCGACCGGGCAACCAATCCCCATTCCGTCTTTGGCGATGGCCGCCATTGAAACCTTGTTGGACGCGATAGAGCGCGAGCTTGAAGTGGACCCAACCCAACCGGGGGAAATGCTGCAGGTGTCTTCGATGTTGGACGGGATTGAAGCCTTGGGGCTGCTTTCCGCCACCACGAAAGCGGCCATTCTGGCGGGCACTGTGCGGCAGCAATCCTGGGCCGAGGCGAACGAATTTCCCGATGGGGTAACGGCCGGTGATGTCGGCAAAGCAAGGGGGGCAATCTGATGTCGGTCGCAAAATGGGCAAGCCCCGGAAACCGCAGTTCCAACCTGGCCGGGGCCGCGCTGAACAGCCTGGCAAACGGCAGCGAAAGCGCCTTCATCGGCTATAACAACAGCACGGCGCGTGATCTTTACGCGACTGTCACCGTCAAGCTTGGGTCGCTGAACGCCGTTGCAGGCGGGTCGATCTCGCTGCGCGTCTATGCCGGGGACGGCACCGATACGCCAGACCGGGGGGCGGGGCCGTTCGACACCTACACGGCGGCGCTGATAGTCGGAACATCGGCCAAGGTTGCGGTCTTTCCAATGGTGCGGCTCTATCCGTTCCCCTGCCAGATGACGGTTGTCAACAACGCGGGCAACAGCACCCCGGCCAGCGGCAACGAAATCTACGTCACGCCCTTCAACGAGGATGTGACCTGAGATGCCGCGCGGGGTTTCGCCGCTGGACGAGGCGCGGTTGCAGGGGCGGCTGTGGTCGCCGGAAGAACTGCGCCCGATTGCGTGGTACGACTCGTCTGATCTTTCGACGCTGACGCTTGGTGCCAGCGGCATCACTGCATGGCGCGACAAACTCGGAAGGTCGGCCTTAAACTTGACCGCAACCGGCAATCCGGGGCTGGCTGCAGTCAACGCGCCTCCGG